TAGCATGGCCGAGCTCTTGACCGGCTATTACAACAATCGTATGGCCCTTAAACAGGCCGGCGATTGGTGTTATCAGCGCGTACATGAACAAGAGCTCTCATGGTCTTCCATCCAAAAGCAAATGCTGAACATCGTCAAGGAACTGCTTGTCACGGCAAAGAAAAGCGCTGCTAAGGGCTTTGCAAAAAAGCCTAAGGGCCAGGGGACGACGAGCTTCCCTGGCCAACAAACTCAATGGATTGATTTCAGCGAAGGTAGCAATGTCTTCTGTATCAGCATTGAAGGAGATGAACGACGCAAGAAGTTTGCCGATCAAATGGGCAAAATTGAACAAAGATTTAATTGGTGGGCGGCGATCGATGGTCGGCAACTGTCTCGCAAGGAGCTAGAAGCGCAAAGTTCAATACCAATCGACTGGGAAATTGACGACGACAAAGACACCTTGAAGCGCACTGGCGAGGCAGCACTAATACTTTCTTCCATTGCTCTTTGGAAGCATGCCTTTGACCAAGGCATGGATCATCTTGTGATTCTCGAGGACGATACTGAAGTGATGCGACCGCTGGTTCTTGAAGTGCCAGAAGATGCGGATCTTGTGTTTTTTAATGATCGCAGCATGCGAAACAAGGATGGCCTCACCTGGGGCTATGTATGTGGCACGGATGGTTACTTGATTACCAGGCAAGGCTTATCTAAGCTCCTCAAGGTTTTTTCGCGGGCTTACTTGCCACTGGACCTGCAAATGATTGCCAATACAGAAAGCATGCGAGATTGCGAACATCATCTATTCGCCTATCGAAAAGAAGATTTGCCCTTGTTAAAAAGCTACACACTCCCTCCCATCGCCTTCCATAACAACTCTCCCTCACGCATCCGATGAATCGCCTCAAGAACGTTCAAATTCAAACGCAAGGAGCCTGTAATGCAAATTGCGTTTTTTGTCCTTGGATAGAAAGTTGGCACCATGCCAATTACGGCGTCATGGACAGAAAGTTGTTTTCACGCATCTTGGACATGCTGTTGCCATGGAAAGAGAGTATTGAAAATGGCGGCAAGATTTGTCCCTATTTAATGCAAGAGCCGTTCGTTGACAAGCGCATTTTTGAGCTGTGCGAAGAAATACAGAGCAAGTTTCCAGGGGCCGTCCTTGAGCTTTCAACAAACGGAGCGTTGCTTTCTAGAGATAAAACCGAGCGCTTGATTCCGTTGCTAGAAGGCAAGCCCCATGAGGTGTGGGTGAGCCACCATGGCGTCGACAAGGCTTCTCATGAAGAGATTATGAAGATCAATCACGAACGATCCACTTCTCATTTGATCAATTTAATTAAAGAAGCTAAGGGGCGTCTAAACATTCGAATTCGGGGGAGTGGATCTTCTCGTACTGGCATTGGGCGTCACTGGTTTTCTCGTCAGGAGTATTTCGAGTATTGGTACAACCTTTCAAAAGAGCATGGGTTTGATCTCTCGTGGATTGATCTGGACTATTTCACTTATCACGACAGGGCTGGAACAATCAACAGAGAGGAGCGGGGTGCTGGCGAGAATAACTTTGGAAAGGTTCGCGACATTGGCTCAGGTTCGCCGTTCCATTGCAGCCGCCTTGATGAATGGCTCCATGTCATGTGGAATGGAGACATTCGATTGTGTTGCATGGACTATCACGCCGAAGTTAAGCTCCCCAATCTGAACGATATGACGATTGAAGAATACTATCGAGGAAAGGACTTTGAGCGGGTGACGGCGCAAGTAACGGGGCAAATTGAAAGTCCAGACGATTTCATTTGCAAAAGATGCACAAGTCCAGGCGGCTAAGATAAGGGCAGTCTCTTTGAGCAAAATGACCAAGAAAGAAAAGCAGGCAAAAATTCGCACTGTCATGAGGGAGTTCAAGGCCGGCAAGCTCAAAAGCAGCAGTGGCGAACCAGTCAAGAGCCCTCAGCAGGCTCTCGCGATTGCACTGTCCGAAGCTGGAATGTCTCGGAAGCCCAAACAGGATATGGGCGACGAGTATTACATGGCCTTCATGAAAGAACTTGGAGGCGCAGAAGAGGAAGAAGAGGGCATGAAAGATTCAATGGGAAAGGACTGAGGGGCGACGCTGAATCATTCGCCCCTCCATCGTCTGTTCGTGCCGCAGCGCGTCGTGGTCTCGAGCTTCGCAGAAAATACGGCAAGGGTGGTCTGACCACGCAAGAGGCGGGAAAGCAGGGCATTGGCAGCGGTGTGGCCAGGGCCACGAGTTTGGCCAGCGGAAAAGCTGTGAGCTACGAAACCATCAAGCGTATGGCTGCATTTTTCTCTCGCCATGCGAAGAATTTTGCCGGCGGAGAAGACGATGCGGGATTCGTATCAATGCTGTTATGGGGTGGAACTGCGGGTAGGGCCTGGGCCAATCGCATCATTAAGATGGTTGAAAGTCGCGATAAGGGTCAATGAGCGAATACGTGCGTGTCATTGAGGAAGAAGAGGAAGACGGCATTGGCGTCATGAAGGCCCTTGCCATTCTTTCTTCCCAAGAGCATCGCGGCACCTCTCAATGGCGCCTCGTTGAGCGGCAGCACTTCAGGAATGGAAGGCTTGACGAAACTCACATTTTTGTTGAGAGTTTTTATGACAAGCCCGACGAGCATTTTGAGCCCGTAAAAATGCTCACCTTTGAAGCAGAGGCTATTGCCAAGGCCTATGTGATGGAAAACATTGAAGCTCAAATTCGCGAAATTCAGGACGAAGACGACGAGGATTGAGCGGCATTAACCACGAAGTTGGGCATTCCTAGTAACCAAAGCACGGACAGACCATAGAGACCGCTCAGGGTTGCAAGCTGAACTGCAGAAGGCTCTGTTTCGGCGCTTTCCATTCTGCAATAAGTGGCTTGACCTATGTGCAGTTCCTTGGCAACGGTTCTTTGCGACAGTCCGCTATTCAATCGGGCATCCCTCATGCGCTCTGCCACAAGCAGTCTCCTTTGGTAGTGGGGCATGCGGAGGGCATTGGCCTTGCTTGCCATTAAGTAGCGCATTTTGATTCGCGTATGGATCAGGAGTTGTGGATATTGTAATAGATCTTGCTAGTTTTACACTATGAGCGAAACTTCTTTTCGTTACGATGTCGCGCCCATTGAAAAGTATGAGCTAACCCCCGAGGGTTATCTTCGTACTTGGGCCACCATTGCTCGCACAGGTGTACAGATGTACACCGATGCGGACGGTGGGGTTCGGCGTGAATATCGTCCCGAAGAAGAAGTGGGCTCGCCAGAAAGCCTCGCTTCGTTTGCGGGCAAGGCTGTAACTTTTGAACATCCCCCCGCTCTGCTTGACAGCGCCAATACGAAGGACTATCAAATTGGTTTTTCAGGCACTGAAGTGGTTTATGACAACGGTTTCGTCCGTGCCGTCATGACCATTACTGACAAGGATGCGATTGAACGCATTATGCGGGGTGATGCAAAAGAAGTGAGTGCTGGTTACAGGGTGCAATTTGACCCGACGCCCGGCGTTGCGGAAAGCGGTGAACATTACGACGGCATCCAGCGGATGATCGATGGTAATCACATTGCCGTTGTTCGCAGGGGCAGGGCAGGCCCGCAGGTGAAGCTTCATCTAGATCGCCTAGATGCCGCCGACCCATCTTTACTATCTCCCATTGAGGAACCATCTATGACTGCTAAGGTCAATTTTGATGGCGCCGAGTTCGAGGTGAGCGAGAGCGTTGCTCTGGCGATCACCAAAGAGCGCGAAGATGCCAAAATGTCCTACGAGGACATGAAGAAAAAATACGATGCCATGATGGCCGAAGCTTCCAAAATGAAGGAAGAAATGGACGCCATGGGCAAAGAAATGAAGGGCAAGTGTGATTCCGCCGAGGGTCGCGCTGATGCTCTGGAGCAAGAGCTTGAGGCCGCCAAGGCCGAGCTGGAAGCTGCAAAGCAAGTGAACATTGATTCGCTTGTTGAAGAGCGTGTTGCTCTGATCGACAAAGCTCGCACCACCCTGGATAGCGAGTTTGATTTCGCAGGCAAGGATGCCCGTGAAATCATGGAAGCCGCTGTCAAGGCGGTTCGTGGCGATGCCATTGATCTGTCGGAGAAGTCCGACGATTACGTGCAGGCCATGTTCGACACCCTGGCCGAGTCGGCTCGTAGCGATTCTGCCGCCACCGATGAGCTTCGCAAAGCCGTTGCTTCCATCGCCTCTCCCGCCTCTGCACCCTCCTCTTACATGGAGCGACTGCAGAACGCTTGGAAGACCCCTCTTTCCATCTCCAAGGAGCGCTGATCCATGGCCGTTACTTTCACCCCTTCGGGCACGGCTACTGCAGGTGGTGTTCAGCAGAGCTATTCGCTTGAGCTGACCGCCCTCCTCGAAGGCCAACTGTCCGACATTCGCGACAACACCATCAGCACTTTCATCAACGAAACTGGTGCTGTGATTCCTTTCGGTAACATCGTCACTTGGGCAAGTGGCGGCACTGTTGCTAACTCCGCTAAGACCATTAGCGGCACGAGCGAGACCGTGGTGGGCGTCAATGCTCTCACCTATGTCGACGAAACCGCTGAAGACGCTAATAGCCGTCCTGGCGTAAAGGCCGCCCAGGCAATGAACGTTGTCAACGAGGGCGCTGTTGCCATGTACGTGCATGGTTCTGTCACCCCTGCCACTGCAGTGCGCGTGATCCACACCGCTACCGGCGTGCAGTATGCAGGTCAACTGCGTAGCGCATCGCTTTCGGGCAAGACTGCTGTTCTTTCGAACGCTCGTTACCTCACTTCTGTCACCGGCTCTGGCCTGGCGGTTGTTGAGTTCAACGGTCCTGCCTTCACCCTCACCGCTGACAATTCCTGATAGGAGGCCCTCCAATGTCTGATTTTCGCATGGACGAAGCGGGTCTGTTTCTCGAGCGTCAGCTTGAGTACATCCGCCCCCAGGTGTTTGAAGTTCAGTACGCTGACATCAAATACCCCACTATCCTGCCTGTGACCAGCGAGGCTGGTCCTGGCGCCCAGACCTTCACCTACCGCATCATGGATGCCACTGGTGAATTCAAGGTGATTGCCGACGCTGCTGACGATCTGCCCCGTGCGGACATCAGCCAAACCGAGAAGAGCATCAACATCCGCTCGATCGGTGGCTCGTTTGGTTACACCGTTCAAGAGCTTCGTGCTGCACAGATGGCGAACATCGCCCTTGAGCAGCGCCGCGCTTCTGCCGTTCGCCGCGCTTACGAGGAGAAGGTGGAAGACATCGCCATGTTTGGCGAAGCTTCTGTTGGCCTGAGTGGTTTCTTCAACAATTCCACGGTCGACCTTGTGGTTGCCGATAAGTGGTTCACTGATAGTGGCACCACTGCCCAGGAAATGCTTGAGCTGCTGAACTATGGCGTGAGCGCCATTGTCAATGGCTCCAAGATGAAGGAGGAGCCTGACACCATCCTCATGCCCTATGAGGACTACAACAAAGTCAGCACCACCCGTAATAGCGACTCTTCGGACGTGACTGTGCTGGAGTACTTCCTGCGCACCAATCCCTACATCCGCAACGTTGAACCCATCAACCAGCTTGATGCCGACAACAGCGTGCTGGATAAGAACCGCATGGTGGTATACAAGCGCGACCCCCAGAAAGTGCAACTGCACATTCCTCAGCCGCTTGAGCTGTTCCCGCCTCAGCAGCGTGGCCTGGAATTCATTGTTCCCGCCCATGCTCGTGTTGGTGGCGTGGCTCTCTACTACCCCAAGAGCGTCATCTACGTTCAAGACAACTGAACGTGATCGGGGCGTTAAGCTTGTTGGCAGTTCTTATAGAACATTCAAATGTTGATCGCTTATCGCCCTGAGCTCGAAAATCCGCCTCGTGAAGGGGGACTTGGCGTTATTACTGACGCCGGCATGATTCAGCTCAGTCCGGGGGTGAATTCAGACGTGCCAGAGACCAAGTGGGCTCAAGCACGAAGCAATGGAACCGTCAAGCGCCTTATGGCAATTGGCGCCATTGAAGAGCTGAAAGAAACCCCCACTGTTCAGGACATTCCCCAAAAGGTGTCCACACTTGCCGGCCTTCCACTTTCTGATGCCGTCCGCATGATTGAAATTATGCACGACGAGGATCAGCTCCAGGAATGGAAAAAAGTGGAAGGTCGCGTAAGGGTGCGCAATGCCATCAGCAAGCGTCTTGAAGCCATCCGCATTGGAAAAGCCTGATCATGGCCGTTACCTACGCCAGCTTTCTCGAGCGCTTTCCTGAGTTCACTCCCCATCCATCGGGAATTGTGAATGGGGCCATCACCGAGGCAACCGCTGATGTGGGCGACGTGTTTGGCGATCAAGCCGACCGTGCAACAAAGCATTTAGCCGCTCATATCATCGCCATTCAACTTGCTCAAATGGGCATCCAAATTGGAGCCACAGACGGCAAGGTGTATGGCAAAGGACTTGAGGCCACGCAATATGGCCAAGAGTTCAAGCGAATGCTTGAAACCGTCGTTGGTGCTTCTTCCATTGGCTTTGTCGTATGACAAACGTGCTCGCTCCACTTGCTAATGCCACTCTGGTTTGGCAGGTGGCGTCTGGGTATGTGGTCGAAAGCGGCACTGGCAACTATGTGGCTACTGCCACTGGCGTTACCTACTATGCCTCGTTGAAGCAGAAGCAAAATCCTCGTTTCGATTATTTGCTTGGTGCGGACAATACAGCGGTGTACATGGAAGGGCGACTGACTGGTCCATTGACCTTGTCGGGAATCACTCCTGGAAGCTCTGCTGCTGCAACAATCAATGGAAGGGAGGGACGGTTTGAGCTATTGCCAAACGAGCAAATTGCTGACCATTATTGGCAATTCCTCGGCACGCCAATCAGGGGTATTTTTAGACTGGTTGGCAAAGGAAGCGTTCAGAACGTCTGACGCTTAACCATTTTCTCTTTCCATTGAGGATCTTCTCATGCTCTATCATCCCACCGAGCTGGTTAAGAGCCAAGACGTTATTGTGCGCGTTGGCTCGATTATCACTGCTTCTGGTCGCCCTGTCATCACTCAGAGTGGTGCAACCTTCACTGTTAGTGGCGCTCCCACCCTGTACACCCTGCAAGCGGCCACAACTGCTTCCGTTGCCTTTAACGATGGCAACACCGAATTCTACCTGCTGGGCGGCGGCGGCTTCTCTGACAGCGTGATTGTCACCTCTCAGGCCACTGCCTCCATCACTTCTTACTTCCAGAAGGATGTTGATGGTACCACTTTCGTGCCCGATAGCTTTGACGAGGCCTTCCAGGTGATCGCCACTGGTCGTTACGACAAGACTGCGGAAGTGTATGTCGAAATCAACAAGCAGCTTGGCTCCAGCGGTACCACTTACTACTACGATCGCGTGGCTTATGTTGGCCGCGTGATGAACTATAACGAAAGCTATCCTGCTGACAATCTTGTGGAAGTCACTTTCGACCTGATTAGCCGTGGTCGCATTGGCATTCATCAAGCCGCAACCAGCTCCGGCAGCATCATTCCTACGGCTCCCAACTGATCTTTTGGGCTGTTTTCTTGCTAGCCTCTCCTTACGGAGGGGCTTTTTTATGAACATTCTTCAGCTTAGGGAAGTTGTAGTGGAACTTCTTGGAGCGGCCCCGAATTTGATTGGTACTTACATCCTGCCAAATAACAGCACCATTCCTGCAGTGTATGTTGTTGGACAGAAAAGCGTTCCAAGTGAATGGAAGGTGACTGGGCTAGAGGTGACAATGCGACAGTATCCAGAATTGTTACCGGCCTCTCCGTTAAGTGGCACTGTCAAGGTTTCGCAAATATGGGAAGTGGTATTGGTTCAATACAATCCAGATGGCAAGCAAATTGCAGAGGCGATGGAAAGAATGGTCAGGCGGTTTCCAGATTCTACGCCTCGCTATTTCCCTGGTGATGATGTAGCTTACGAGCGTTGTCGCTTTTCAATACCAGACCTTGTCCTCCATCGCCTTTATCCAGCATGAGTGCAGTTATTGTTGGAGCAACATTGTCTAGCACCAAAAGACTTGAGGCTCAGTTGACTCAGGCTTTTGCCAACTGGGCACGAGAAGATGTTAACGAGTATTTTCGAGAGCAGTTTACAGAGCCAATTTGGCTATACAGCAGAGAGACCACTAGGCGCAATCCTGGCGCTCCAATTAAAGAAGCAGGATCTCCTCGAGACATTTACGACTACGGCGAGCTGTACGAAAGTGGCAGAAACAGTTTTTCCATCTCACAAGGCGGTGTCAATATTTCTGCTTCTTGGCACTGGGATGCTAAAAACAGCTCTGGTCGTCCATACGCTTATTACGTTCACGAGGGAGAGGGTACGAACTACGGAAATCCTCGTCCCTGGACAGACGTTTTTATTGTGGGAAGCAAGTTTCAAGCCAGTCCTTTGCGGGCGGAGCTCATTTCTCGCATTAGAAGCGCATCAATGAGCCGATGAAGATTGATTATTTGCATAGCGCCGACAATTTGGTTCACGCCATCAATATCAGCATTGATGGTGCCGCAATGGAAGTGGGCATCCTTTGTCTTATTTCCCATAGACAGGCGACCATTAGAATTGCGAACGACTACCACTCGTTCCTCGTTGAAATACCTCCTCAGTTTCGCTCTAGTTTTGAGCGAGTGAAAGTGTTCAACGCTCTTCTCAACATTCTCGATCATGAGCAAATACAGTTTTCTGCTGGAGACTAAGGAAGAAGGTTTTTGCGAGCTTCTGCCTGGCTTGCGCCTGAAAAAGTTTGGGGGATGGCTTGTTGCTGAGGCCATTGAGCAAGAGGAGATCGGCAAGCTTCAAAGCCAGGCGACGATCAAAGCTGTTCAATTGGCAAAAAGAATTGCCACTTCAAAGGGCATCAACTTGGACGAAGCTTTTGCCCTGCTCCAAGGCGGAGGTGGCACAATCAGCGAGGCAGAGCTTCTCTCCGAATTTACGGAAGAAACCCTGAGCATGCTGACAAGTGGCTCTTCTGTCGAAGCTACCAACGCGCGAATGGTCACTGCCTTTATTCGCTCTCGCGGACAAGGGTTGATCGATGGGGAATGGCGTGATATTGGAGATTGGAGCACAGAGGACACCAACGCGCTTCCACGTCGCATTATTGCCAAGGTGGTTGAATTTATCAGCTCTGAGCAGGAATCAGAAATGAAGGAGGCCGGAGAAGCAAAAAAAGCGTCGAAGAGGAATTCCCCTCCATCGCAGAACAGTTAGAAGCCCAGGCCAGAAAGTTTCTGGCCTCAATGACAAATTGGAATGAGCTGTATTTTCGGCTTGTGTCTTCGGACTTTAGGGATGATCGCTGGAGCTCGCAAAATTTTGGCAGACAAAGACTAAAAGATGTTCAGGCTGCATTGAAATATCTGGAGAAGCACGACATAGCGAAGTACAACATTCAAAGCATTGCGACGGCAAAGTTTGGCGCAATGGCGTCCACCATGATGGGCGGCAAGAAGGGTTCGATTAAGGCCGACTACTTTTTACCGTTCGACGTTAAGAAGATTCAAAAAGAGGAGAGCGTCACTGGTGAAAGCATGGCCGTACTACAACGATTGATGAAGCAGAGACGAATGGATGGAAGGGTGATTGCGCTGCTTGCTGACGAGCTCAAGACATTCAGCAGCCGTAACCAGGACCAATGATTATAGAATTGACAAGGTAGGGATTTGAGAATGGCAGTTCAAGACGCCGATCTGAAACTTAGGGTAAGTCTTGACCTGGCATTTTTTCGCCAGCAGCTTTCTGGGCTTGGACAAGCGGCGGCTGGGTATAACTTGCCGATCAACGTTCGCTTTGATCGACGAGCAATTCAAAACGAGCTGAATGCGTTAGGCGCAAATATTCGACGCAGAAGGTACGACCTTGAGGTTAATACAAATTTAAGCGCAGAAATTCTTAAGGCGCAAAAGCTTGCTGAAGCGCTGCGCAATTTACCTTCGGGCGGAGGAACTGGCGGAACTTCGGGAGTCGTTCAAAAAGGCTTCACTCAAGAGGCTCTCAAGCAGTTAAAGCCAGATCAAATTAAGCGACTTTACAGAGCCGCTGCAGACGCCGGTTTCTTGGCATTTCAAGAAGGAATCGCAAATAATAAACAAAAGATTGCGAAAGACCTGAGCCAGGTAGGGCAAGATTCGATTGCTGGCTTGCTCAATGGTTTGCAAAGTGGAGACGAAAAGATTAGGGCCGCTGCAGCAGATCTAGGCATTGGCTTGATCAGAGCCATCAAAGATACGCTTGGCATTGCAAGCCCCTCTAAAGAGACAGGAAAGCTTGGCAAATTTGCGGCCGAAGGCTTTGAAAAGGGCTTTATTACCAGCATGGTCAAGGCTGAGCGGCAAATGGCCCAAGCCATTCGTTCGGCCGTCATTGGCGCCCTCAGGGAAGGATTAAGCAATCTGCCTGGACTGGGTGGTGCCCTGGTTGGATTCGAGCGCCAGCTAGCTACCAGCGTGCAACTTGCTGTACGCAAGGCGATGCGGGAAGGAATTTCTGCCTCCATTGTCCCAGGACTAAAAGGCGGAGCCGTCGGAGCATTGGGAGGAGCTGCCACTGGTGCGGCGATGGGCGGGGCAAAGGCCCTAGGTGGCGCGGCTACCGGGGGGCTTGCGAAATTAGGTGCTGGCGGAATATTTGGACTGGCAGGTCAAATGGGAAGGCTTGCCATTGGAGACACCAGTGGGCTGACGGCCTTTATCCAAGAAACGGTTGCTCATATTGTCCACACCGCCATGAGCAGTGGCGGGCAAGGGGCTCTTATTGGAGCTGCTGCAGTTGGTGGCGTTGCGGGAGCTGCGGGCTTCGCAAGAGGAGCCACTGGATCCCTGGTTCTTCAGGCGGCCACCGCCATTCGAAACAGAATTTTAGCCGCATTGCTTGCCGTGTCTAGCGGCTCGATGAACAATGTGGTTCAAGTGATGGTGAGGGATATAACTACATCGCTCTTCCGTGGAATTCAGCGTCAGTTAAAGGCAGCTACGGCATCTCTCCCTCCCATTGATTGGCCTGCAATGCGCCCATCTAGGGGCGGGGTGTCGACGGCCGGAACAATGGCATTGCCTGCTGGGCGTCAATTTGCGGGACTTCCTGGCTCTGCTTTTGCCTCGCAGAAAAGGCTCGTTGGCGACATCCTGAATGCTGGCCTTAAAGAAGCTTTGCGCGGCGCTGCAAATGCTTTTGTTGATGCTGTTCGTGACGGACTGAACAGTGCTGTTCGCGCTGTCAATGTTCGCGATCTTGGTACGGCGGGCAGGCCAATGCTTGGCGGCACTCGAGTGGCAGGTTTCTTGCCCCAAGGTGTTGGTCGCGCACCAGCAGGCTATTCATCTGGGCGACTTGGACGCGACGGGGAGAGTCGAGCTGAGATGTTCGCTCGTCGCGAGCGTGAAGCACGCGTCAGGTCTGCGTTGAGAGGCGTCGACATTATGGGAGGCGGTGGAGGACGCGGCGCAGCTCCCTATAGCTACGCATATCGCTCAGCGCGTCCCCAGAGCGCAATTGTGCCCTATGCCGCTCCAGGGGCAATTGTCCCCACCCCGTCGAGAGTTGGTGGAGGAGGGGCTATCCCTCCTGGTGGCGGCGGAGGCAGAGGAGGCGGCGCCGGCGGCGGAGATTTCTTTGGTGCAATTGGCAAGGTTTCACTGCCTGGCGCTGGTTTAATCAACGAACTTGGTAGCGAGTTTGCATTTGCCACCAAACAAGTGCTGCTGTTTGGCCAGGCCTATAAATTGCTTGCATTCTTGCAGGATTTCCCGGGACAAGTTGGCAATGCCGTAGGTCAGCTACAAAGTTTCAGGAACACCCTGAATAACATTTCTCCATCGGCCAAGGAAGCAGCCCTCTCAAACCAGTTCATTCTGGACATCGTTGATCGTTATAACGTTCCTCTCCAGTCCGCACGCGATGGCTTTACGAAGCTTTACGCTTCCATGGCCCCTGCTGGATTCAATGGGGAGCAAATTCGTGGCCTCTTCACTGGAATCAGCCAGGCGGCAGCAACATTTGGGATGAGTGCCGACAAAGTTGATCGAGTCAATTACGCGTTCGCTCAAATGGCCAGCAAGGGCCAGGTGATGAGCGAAGAATTGAAAGGGCAGTTGGGCGATGTTCTTCCTGGCGCGATGGCCATTTTTGCCGAAGCAGCAGGCTTTAAGGGGCCAGATGCAATTCAAAAATTCTCGGCTGCCCTAGAAGATGGGGTATATAAGGGCAAGGCTATGAACGTGCTCTTGAACAACGTAGGCGTTGTCATGAGCAAAGAATTTGGCCCCGGCGCCGAGGGCGCTGCGCGAACCTTCCAGGGTGCAATCAATCGCATGCAAAATTCGCTCAGGCTTCTTTATGAAAGCTTTGAACCAGTAGCGATTGGCTTCTTGAACAGTGTCGTCGTACCACTTACAAGTGGCATCAAGACAATCACTGATGGTTTCAATGCTTTCTTTACTGGCACTCAGGCAAAAACCGCAGGAGGCATGGCCTTTGCAAAAGAACTTGAAAACCTTAAGCCGTCACTGGAAGGCATTGGTAACAATCTGAAAGAATTAGTCCCTTCCTTTCAAATGTTTGGCAGTGTTTTATTGAATGCCGCAAAAGTCTTGACTGCAATTGCAGGCAATCCAATCACTGGATTTTTATTAAAAATTTACGCCAATGTTTTGTTGTTAAATACTGCGTTTACCTTGCTAGGTGGGCGCGTTCTTGTTGGGTTAATTGCGTCAATTAGCACTGCAACCGCAAGATTTATCGCTCTTAATGTCTCTGTCGCCTCTTTGCAGCGAACTAGCGCCGTCGCTAACTCCACGCTGGCCGGAACTCAGTTGCAAATGGCACTTCTAACTCGCAGCGCGACCACTGCTGTTGGTCCTTTGACTGCGGTTCGGGCTGCACTGGCTGGCATCGCAGCCTTTGGAGTGATTAGTGTCGCTGTAGCAATAAGTATTAGTGGACTACAGGAGACACTTGCCGCTAATGCAGAGTTGCAAAAACTTCGTGGACGCGCTGCTTCTGGGGGTGCCACGGCAATGCTGCAAGGCGCAACAAAAGAAGAGGTTGCGAGACAGCAAGGAGTTGCAAGAAAAGTCTTGTCCAACGAGAAGCAAAAATTGCAACAGTTAAATAAGCCTTCGGCTCGACTGATGCAACAACTTAACGTTGGTGGGGTCTTGAGGCCCTTTGGCGTTGAAAGCGTTGTAGGCGCAGAAGAGAAGCGTCGCTTAGCAGCGGCAAGAATGGCTTCTGCTCGGGACGTTCTTTCTGTCAGTCAATCTGGACGCCGATCTGAGGTGCCAGTTGTACCCAGTGCAGCGCTGATGCCAGTTGATTTACAGGGTGGCGATGAAAAGAAAAAAAAGAAAGGAGCGGACAAGGCCGCGAGGGAAGCCGAGCGACTCAGAGAGCAAATTGCAAAACAAGCCCAAGCCGCTTCCGATGCTTTATTCGCGGAACAGCAGCGACTCTTGGTTCTTCAGCAAACCAATCCAATAGCCAAAGCATTCGCTGAGTATTCCAGTAAGGAAGTAGCAATTCAGCGTGAGTTGAACAAAGCACTGCAAGAGGCAAAAGGCGCGAAAGAGAAAGAGGATATCAAAGAAGCATCGCGTCTTCAAAGCATCACCAATTCTTTGGAGCTTGAACAGGCAATTAAAGATGTAAGGGAAGAGGCTCTTAAGCCTGTTGAGGATTTATTAAAGAGTCAGAGAGAGCAATTGCAATACGAGCAAGATGTTGAAAAACTCATGGCAGAGGGCATGCTGCCAGAAAGGGCCAAGCAGGTGGCCGAAGTACGCAAACTTGTGCGAGCACAACTAGAGAGCCTGGATCTTTCCATTGCCAATGCGAAGGCTGCCATTGCAGATGCTGAAGCCAGAAAAGTTTCTGCCGATCAAGTCGATCGACTTAGAAAAGCGCTGGCAGACCTTGAAGCTGCACGAGGAGGAATCACGGCAAAAGGAGCGACTGCTGAAGCTGGCGTTCCTATTGACAAGGAAAAGAAAAAAAGTCCGATGGAATTTATTAAAGAAGCATCTGTTGGCGCACAGGAAGAATTGGCAAAGTTATCCAATTGGGGCTATCAAGTGGCAGAAGGGGCCAAAGCCATTGGCTCCGCCTTTGGCCAAGCATTCAAGGATATTGCCAGTGGCTCCAAAACTACGCAAGAGGCACTGGCTTCCATGTTCCAGAGTATTGCCGATCATTTCTTTGACATGGCAGCGCAAATCATTTCGCAAATGCTGATCATGTACACACTCAAGTTGGTCCTTGGACTTTTTGGTGGCGGCGTTAGTGGTGGTTTCTCAAGTAATGCTGCAGGATTTGGAGGTTCGTTTGACGCAGGAATTCCAGGGCTGTCGGGCGCTCCTAATTACAGCGGGGCTTTCAAATTTGCCGAGGGAGGATTTGTAATGGGTCCAACTCAGGCCCTTATTGGCGAGGGTGGTGAATCGGAATATGTCATTCCCGCTAGCAAGATGCGTTCGGCCATGAATCGCTATGCTTCAGGCGCTCGTGGCTCTGCAGTGATCCCTGGCAATGGAGAGAGTGATGGAGGGCCGACAAGCGGCCTGGCAGCAATGAATGCCTCTTCCATCGACGTGCGCTACACCGTGGAACGCATCAACTCCGTTGATTACGTCACCGCCGACCAGTTCCGCGCTGGCATGGCACAAGCCGCACAACAAGGTGCCACGCAAGGCGAACAGCGCACCCTGCGCCGTCTGCAGCAGTCCCGCGCCACCCGTAGCCGCCTCGGCATGAACTGATGGACACCAGCTTCAAGACTGAAATAGCCCTAGGTCACATGCTGACGGCCAAGCCCCGCACGGCTGGCGCCGCCCCGCTTTACTTCCAGAACTTCTGGATTAACGAAAACGTCGCCTACAACGGCAACACCCACGGCTTCCTGCCTTTCGGCTTCTCTGGCGTCACTGTCAACCGCAGCGGCGACAACCAGTCCACGCAACTGGCGCTACCTAACAACTCCCTCAGCCGTAGCTGGGCCTCAACGCTGGTCGATGGTAGCTGGGTGGTGATGGTGGACATGCTGATGCTCAACCCCGACAATAAGGCCGACTACCGCGTGCTCAGCTCCTACGCAGGTCAAGTGGCCGGCGCCATCTGGAGCGACGCCGAACTCCGCTTGGAGATCTCCTCTGTCATCGACGCCGTTGGTGGTGACGTGCCGAGACGCCGCATCACTGAAGACGTGTTTGGCCCGCTGCCCACCACTGCACAGGTCCGCCTGAGCTGATGTACGACCTGATCGGTCGCCCGTACCGCCTCGGCGCAGACGGCACCGACCCTGATGGCGCCATTGACTGCATCCACCTCGTCTACACAGCCCTCGATCGCCTCAGCATCACCACTCCCGCCTTCGACCCCTGCTGGTACGACGCCCCACCTCGTCAAATCCTCAAGGCTATCCACGGCTGGGGACGCCGCGTGCTAGATCCTTTGTATGATGGAGACGTGGTTCTCCTACCACACAAGAATTACGCTTTCGGGACAGTTTGGCAGGACGGCATCCTCTACATAACAGCCAGTCTGCAAGCGGCCACTTGGCACCCGCTTACAGCGTTTCCTGCACTCCGCTGCTACCGCAGCAACT